ACCCCCTCTATTTGTGATTTCTGGGGGTGTTTTGGGAACCTTTTCCTCCTGGCCCTTATAGATATATATCAATCTGATTGGATTCCTAAAACCCTCCCATTTTGAAACCAAATCCGGGACTTTGATCTCCCCTGGATTGGGGGTGAATCGACGTACTTCATAACGGTCTTTTCCTCGACTGTTTTACGCCCGATTATAAAGCCTATACCTACAAGAACTATTACTTCTCTTTAGTAAGTCCATATCGTGTCCTGCGGGAGGGTTTTAGAAGCATCTACGTGGATAAAATTCCCGTCGATGCCTATCCTCCGGATCCGCAATGCAATGGCTGCCCGGAGGATCTTCATCCGATTGGGGCCCGAGGCACACCGGATGTCCACTGCCAAACCTTCTGTGTGAGCACTGTTGCCGGACCGTCCTTTGGCCTTATCGTGTTCTTTGGAACGATAAGCGCAATTGAGGACGAGAGGGATGCCTGCCTTTTCACGGAGGTCATCCAGTAGATCGAGAAAATCCTGGTCCATGTCTTCAATGGAGCAGGACGGGTTGCATCGCTCGAATTCTTCGGGCTTAAAATACTTACTTGTCTTCATGGCATTCAAAGTCTATTTGAGTTTTCTTGCTGATCGATCTCTCCATGTATGACCGGAGAGCTCTGAACATGGGGTGATCCGAAATGACTGCGGAGTTCTCCAGAAAGCTCCAAAACTCAGTCCCGACCACAAAAGCAGCGAAGAAGTTGGCAAGGTTGAGACCCCCCAAGTTCGGGAGGACATACACGTCAAGCATGTAGGCCATGCCAATACCGATAATGCTGAGCCCCAACTTCCAACACGTGTCCCACATTTTCTTGCTTTTGAACACATATTTTTGATGGGCTCGTTTGTGGCGCTTGTAGTCAGCGATATTTCCAGTTATGAAGTCGACGATAATGGCAATACAGACACAGAGGATAAGGACCTGGACCGGAGCTAAAAGCCCCCAAAACCCTACAATGCTCCCGCATATCCATTTCCCCGCTCTCATGACTTCCTCCTTCATATCTGTTAAACTTATAATTCATTACGTCCTATAATCATTTTACGAGACGGGGACTTCTTGTATTCAGTACATGGAGTCAGTAACCGCAGAGCTTTAAGGTGATTTATAGCCTTCTCGAGGTAGGCTTCCCCGATGTTCCGTGCTTCGTTCGAGCTACGGACGATTATGTTGTCTTCTACTCGAGTGCTGAATTCGCTATCTTTGTACCTCACACCGAAGGCAGTGGGATTGATTGGATTGTTGACGATGAATCGGGAATACGCAATGTATGCAATGGCGATCTTGAGTCCTTCGCTTCGACCATCCCCGGAACAACCACCATCATAATACCCGCCTTCCATGGCGGCAGTGTACTGATCTTTTGTAATGGTTACGTCCCCGTATTGGAAAGGACCGGGGCCGGAAAAGTCTGTCTCGTCGAGCCATCTGTAGAGGTTGGCTCCTATGGCATCCACCAATCTGAGGGTCTCAGCCTCCCGGATGTATGGCTCCAGTCTGGCCGGATCGTTGATGTTCTCGGCTATCGGCCGAACATTCCGAAGGTCGTTAGAGTTGAGTATCATCGGGCATGAGTTTTATAATCTCCTCGTCATAAAGCCCATAAATGAGCTTGAGCATGTTTTTCTTCTGAACAGTGGAGAGCATCTGGTCCCGGATAATCTCCAGTACCTGAGTCATGTTGTCCTTGCCAATTCTGTCTGCTATAGACTCGCCGGCATTGTAAGTGAGAGACTGAATAGCGAAGTCGGGATTTTCCAAAGGAGCCCACCAGTACTCAAAGATCGATACGAAAGTCTCCTCCAGCTGCTGACGCTCCCGGACTGTAACAGAGTTGTAGTACTTGTAGGCATTGGTCATGAGATCAGCCCCAAAGTTAGCCCCCACGTCAACAGCTCGAAGAATGGGAGGCTGCTTGAAGGCTTGACCAATGTTCTCCGGGATGACTCTCTGCGTTACTTCGAATGCTTTGTCATAGTTCTCCCCGGAGAACCTTATGAACTGGGGCACTTCATCTTTTGACTTGCACTGGATGTACCACAATTGTGAAGTGTTCTCATCTCCTTGAAATTTGTTAAGTTCTTCTTGGGTCTCATTCACTTGAGACTCATCTTGAGTCTCGTCCTTGATGTCTACCAAGATCCCAGCTGACAAGAAGTTGGAGCATGCGTTTCTACCGGCTACATTGGCAAGTGCTTCCTCAGTTCTCATGTCCGTCATCTCAGCGATGAATATGGGGATTGGGTAAGAGGGGCTGCCTTCCGAGTCCCCAGAGAAGTAGAGGATCTGGCCATTGTAGTTGTCCCAGCCGCCAGCCTCTTCCACCTGGTTGAGAATGACCCCCGGATCCGGGTTGAAGAGGTGGAACCACTCAATGTCAGACGGTGACCACCGGGACCTCGTCTTGTCTCGGTGACCCCAATCCGGATGGTATGCCGTCCGGCCAATAAACCCATTGTCATCCGCCTTCTCCAGTCGGAGGGATTCGAATGGGATGTGGTGGATCGAGCTGACTCGGAAATTCATGTTATAGTTAACATGAATTGCAAATCCATGCCACACCGTAAAGTCTTTGCAAACCATGCGGAGGATCTTGTCAAGCTTCTCCCCTTCTTTGTTTACCCGTAATCCGTAAATGCCGGGATCTTTGAATCCGTGACCGTATACGAAGTCATTGTATATGCTCAAGCAGGCATTGCCAGTCTTTGAAGCCTGAACAATCTCGCTGACCGTCTGGGGAAAATCATTGGTATCTCCGTATGTCTGGATGCCATATTGCCTCCAGTCCCGGGATACGAACTGAGGAGCTGATTTGATCTGTGCGACTTTCATACTGGCGTAATTTTAATAGTAGGAGGGACGGGAAGCGACCCCGTCCTATTACCAGTCCTATTTGGACCCTCCTTTTTCGGCTCCCTTCTTGGGAGTTTCCGAAACGGGATTGACTACACGATTGTAAGCCTCTTCGATCTCCCCGGCAGACATTTGCGAGTCTGCATAGGCTTCTTTGATGGCTTCCAGATCCATCCCGGCGTCGATGAACTCCTTCACCTCGGTGTCGATGTCGGCGGTCTTCTCCTCGGTCTTCTCCTCGGTCTTCTCCTCGGTCTTCTCCTCGGTCTTCTCCTCGGCGGATGCTGAGTCGAGAATGGCATGGATTGCCTCCATGGCTTTGAAGTACTCATCGAGCTTGGCGTTCAGCTCGATCTGTTTCTTGTTCAGCTCTTCGAGTTCGGCTTTGACAGAATCGATCTGCTTGCTCAGGACCTGAGCCTGACGCTTTTTGATTTCCACGTCCTTGTCCGGCATCTCCTTGCCATAACGAGACATGAATTTCTCCAGTCGGTCGTTCAGGTCTTCGGGAACTCGGGTGAAGTACGAGATCGCATCCTTGTTGAATGCGATGTGGTACAGGCAGAGATCCTCCGTGATGTTCCTCGGGGTGAGGATCTTGCTGAACTCTTTGTTGATCGGGTCATGGAGCAGAGTACCTGCTCTGAGTTCGTAATCGGGGTGTGCTACATTTTTCATTTGTTGTTCTGTTATTCGTCTTAATGCTAAGTCGGCTTCGATCAGGCAGAAGCCGCATCGGGAAACTGACTTATTCAAAAAGTATCGAGAAAGTTCATCTACTTCTCGATGGAGAGCGGGGTTCGTTTCCAATTCCAATGTATGGGCCCGATAGGCTTCGCCTTTCAGGGACCCATACTTGGATTGGTAAGCTCTCAGTCTTTCGAGCATGTCAGTCATGAGTGCTACGGATTAGATCCTTTGGTCAGAAGCCCGTTTACCATGAGGTCTGTGGTGGCTTCGTCCGTGTCGAAGAGGCTCATCGGGAGCGAACCTTCCTGAGCGATGGTGCCGTTGGCCAGAGTTACCTGGTATGCGACGCCGTCGGTCATTTCGGTAGTGACAGTGATTTCGGTGAGCTCCAGACCCGAGTCCCAGCCATACACCTCGTACTTGGTGTCCCCGTCGTTTCCGGTGTCGTTGTTCTCGACGATAGCGATGACGCGGGCATTGGTCAGGCCGTTTACGAACTTCTTGGCTGCTTCCGACTTCTTGAAGATCCGGACAACTACGTTGTGCTGGTGAGTCTTGAGGTACGTGCCAGCATTGATGGTGTCCGAGCCTACAGTTGCGTTGGGCAGCGAGTCGACTTCATAACCAGTGGCACCAGTCTTAAGGATGAGCGAAGAGATAACGTTGTCAGTTACAGCAGACTTCGATTTGTCGACGTCCGAGTAGCTGAGGAGAATCACCCTGGCGGTGGTGCCGGCGATTGCCGGCTTACCACACACCTGGTTGATGAATCCTGTTTTGATTTTAGAACAATCAAGTCCTGCCATTTTCTTAGATTTTTAAGGATTAGATACCTACCGAGAACAGTTCCGGGTTAGTGAGCTTGGCATCCGCCTGACCCATGAGTTCTACGTAGACTACGCGGTCTTTGTTTTCGTACCAGATCCGCATCTTCTCGAAGCTGTCGATTGCATCGACACCTATGCCGAGCACGCTCTTCGAGGTGAAGAGAATTCGATGGGGATTGTTGAGCTTCTGGCCAGTGTCTTCCGACGTAGCGATGATCTTGTCCCAGATGGGCATTGCGATGACAGGGATGCCATTGAAGCTGAGAGCCTCCATGCCATTTATCAGAGCCAAGCGAGCCGACTCGAGGCAGCAAGCGTCCATAAGAGACTGCTGATAGGCATCGTAGACAGACTGGGTAACGAGGATAAATTTGTCAGACTGCTGACGGAGCAGAAGCGGGGCACTGAACACGACCGACTGAATGTATTCCTTGGCCTTGGCCGGAGTAAGCTTCTGAGCTGCGTAAGATTCCTCGGCATTTTCCGTAATTGTTGCTCCGCGCTGGGACGAATTGGCTACAGCCTGGGTGGTAATCTGTTTCCAGAAACCATCGATGATGGTGAAAAATTTCAGGTCGAGACCATCCGTAATGATACCGTTGTCGGCAACGTTCTTGGCTTTCTTGTCGTTGAACCAGAACAGGCGGTACCAGAAATCCATAATGGAGCGCTCCAGAACCTCAATGACGATGTTCATGTAGTCCGTATCCGTGAAGTCCGGAATGTCGACGCCGGTGCGGAGAGAGTAAATAGTTGCCGACTGTTGGAGGTCAGTGTAACACTGGGACAGAAGGATCTCCCAGACACCGGGCTCCCACTTCAGCTTGCGGGTGTTGATGTTCCACGGCTGAGGAGTCGGGTTACACCCGGTGTTGACCACGCCGACCATGCCGCCCTCGCCGATGTAACCCACCTCGGTGTTAGTGACGATGTCGGGGAAGACTGTGTGGATGGAGTTGATGTCAGGACCCTGAATGGTGTCCTCCATAATCATCTCCGAGATTGCCTGAATGACACGTCCACAAAAAGTGAACTTATCCATGTCAAGGAATCCGCCTTTTTTATTTGTCATAGTTCCTAAAGTTTTTGAGTTTGACTACTTGAGAATCTTTTTGGCAGCGTTGACCTTCCGGAGCTTTTCGCGGGCTTCGTTCTTAAGGTCGTCTGCCGAGGGATCGGCCTTCTTGTCCCCGGGCAGAACCGTCTTGCGGTTCTTCGGGCGGTAGTTGCTACCGCGGAGGTTGCGGAGTTCGTTCTCCTGCTCCTCGATGAGGTTCGTTGCCTCGTCAAGCATCGCCTCCAGTGTTGCAACGCGGTCCTCGAGAGACTCGGTGTCCTCCATCTCGATGCTGGTGACGATGTTGTCCTCGACAGTAACCACCCGACCGTCTTCCAGAACGACAGTGCCCGACGTCTCGCCATTGGCGAGAGTTGCCTCTACACCTTCGGTCAGATTGTCCTCTTCACCTACGGTCTGGAGAACGACCTGACCCTCAGCATCCAGATAGTCAAAATTGGCGGGAGCGCCTTTCTTGCCATTCCGGAATGCCTTGACCTTGCTCATGAACTTCTCATAAGCGCTTTTTTCGTTTTTTGCCATAGCATTAAAAATTTGGTTTGTGTTGTATGAATTGATTTTGGAAATGAATCCCAAGTCAAGAAGTGATTTGGCATCATGGATGCGTTCCTCATGCATGACATTGCGGAGCCGTTCCCGGTCCTGACCTGTTCTCTCGACATACACGTCAAGAATAGCCTCCTCCTCCAGAGCAAGCTCCTCGGCAATGCTACGAGCATCGTCGGAAGTGAGCCAATCCCCGACCGGCATGTATACCCGATGGATGAGTGCCCGGCAATTCCTGTTTGCCGACCGGTTCTCTGCCGGAGCTGCCAACAGGATGCACACTGCCATCGAGTGGCATCCCCCGACAATATTTGTATATATCGTCCTCCTGCTCATGCGAAGAAGATCGTAAATCTTGAAGCCCTCCTCAACAGAGCCCCCGTCACAGTCAATGTTGATGCACACCTCCTGTTCGTCGGGGTGTTCATCAAGTACCCGGCGGAAGGTCTCCACGGAGCAGATCTCTGAGGTCCCACCCCAAAGCTCCATCATGACCCGATTCTCTTCGGAGTCGATTGCGCCTTTTAAGTTGATGAATATCATGTGCTAGATTATTTCGATACAAATATAGTTATTCCTAATAGATATTGAAATACTATTTGTGCTGGACTATTTAAAAATTAGCCCGGTCTTGAATCTGCACGTAGTTAGCATCTTCCCTCCGGATATCTTCGATTGTAGCAATCACTCTCACCTGGCCAAATGCTTTTTGAATTGCCCTCTCCATGTCAAGCCGATTCATAGGTTCCGACGCCTCAGCGAATGATCGGATAGCATATCCCCCGTCCGATCCAACTTTAGTGAACGGTACTCCGCCACCGAGTTCGTTTATGGCTGACAGAAGAGGCAGGAACATGCGGCTCGACTTCTTGTTAATGATGGTCTCGCCTCCTTCCGCCTCAATGTGCACTCCTCCAGCGGCATGACTGGGTCCCTCAATGTATTTACCTCTTGCGGCTTTCGGCAGAGGAGCTGCCCAAAGAGCTGCCATCTGAACTGCTCCCAAAGCCGCAGCTGCTGCAATGAACGGGATAGCCAAAGGGAATCCCATTTTAGCCGATGCCATGATGGAGATGGCAGTATTGATGCCAATCTCGAAGGATCCCATTGCCCTCTCCCGGATAGCTTGTTCCCGTTCGATTTTGGCCAACTCCTTCTCCTTCTGTTTCTCCATCTTGACTTTCTTCTCGTTGTACTGGGCCTCCGTGATTTGGCCATTAGCGTACATGTTTGCCAATGCCTGCTCCTCCCGGCTGTATTGTTCTTCTACCTCCTGAGCCCGGCGCTCCCCGAGAGCACTGGCCAAGTCATTGAAAGCATTAGCAAAGCCGGATGCCATTTCGGCATACTCCTGGAGCTTCTCGATCCGTTCTTCCCATAAAGCCTCCTCGTTCTCAGCCATCTCAAGTTGGATCTGAGCAATGGCGTCCTCGTTTCCTCGAGCTGCTGCCAACTCTGCCTCCAGATACCTTTTCCTGATCTCATACTTGGACTTGTGATTCAACTCGGCTTGAGCGAGCTCCTTGTCGAGGTCCATTTGCTGGAGACGAAGATTGTTGGCTCGGAGCTGGGCCTCCTGCTCATAGGTTTTCTCCCCGGCAGCTTTCCTGGCTTCGATTTGCTTCTGGAGCATCTCATTCTCGAGCTCCAGCTTCTCCCTTTCGTTGTCCGCTGCCTTCGAGAGGTCCTCGGCATACTGTTCGTTTAGAGTTTGGTTGAACTGGTCAAGTTGCTGTTTGGTAGCGTCCTCGCGGATCTTTTTAATTTCATCCTGGAGGTTTTGTTGGATCTGTTTCTCGAGATCGGCTCTGTTGACCAGGAACTGCTCATAAGCGGCATACTCTTTCTGGTATTCCTCCTCGCTCATACCTCTCACGAACTGGGGAGACTGAATGTTGGCCAGCTCCTTCATGGCGTCCTGGTACTTCTGAGTAACCTGAGCAATCTGCATATCGACTGTGCCTCCGGAAGCTACAGCCAATATGTTTGCTCTCACCCCAGCAAGGTAGTCATTGAGCTGTTTGGCTTGGTTCTCGTAGAACTGCTTGTCAGACCGAGCCATGGCATTCAGAGCCGTCTGATACTCCTTACTAGTAATTTTGCCGTGAGCTTTCTGGAGAGCCAGACGTTCCCGGGCTCCATCCTGAGCTGCCTTGTAGAGCTTTTTCTCATACTCCATCCGGATGGCAATGTTCGTAGACTGGAATGTTGTTTGGAGCCTGAGATCGTCTTCCCGGATCTTCTGCATGGCTTCCGAGTTCTTCAAAGCAACCTCCAGAGCCTTATCGGCAATGGCCTGCTGAGCCTCCCGGTTGGCTGTTGCAGTCTCAAGAGCCAAGTTAGCAATTTCGGCTCCTTCATTCTCGATTGTCCGGAACAGTTCTTGGTATCGGCCTTTCAAATCGTCGAGTTCCTTTTTGGCCTCCTTGTATTTGGCCAAGCTTCCTGACCATGTGTTGAGCTCCTCCTCCTTGGCTGCAATCACCTTCTTCAAGGAGTCGAACTCATCCATTGCAGCCATCTGTCTTTGACGAGCTGCACTCATCCCAATCTCGCGGAGCTTGTTAGCTGTTTTAAGCTGAGCTTCGGCGATCTGTTCCGACGTGGCATGATTGGCTTTGAGATTTTCTATTTCTCTCTTGCCCCGGATCTCCTCGGCTTTGGACAGAGTGTTCCGCTTGGTCTCGATCTGATCCAGTACATACGTGGAGGCTTCGGCAGCTCGATTGTATGCCTCCATTGCCCGGGTTGCTCTCTCTTGAGCTTCCGTGTTACTGTTAAATGCGTTCATAAGAGCAACCACTCCAGCCACCAATCCGCCCACTGCTGCTGCCACCAATACAACGGGGTTGGCAGCCAAAGCCGCGTTCCAAAGCCATGTGGCAGCTGCTGCTGCTTTGGTGAGGATGTTGCTAGCTCCTTGTACGGCATTTTTAGCAGCTATCGCTTTCGTCTCGGCGAGAGTCTGGTTGATGCCAACCAGCTGAACCAAGTTAGATGCAGCTCGATAAGTGGCTTCGGTCTTGGAGAGAGCTGCTTGAAGAGAAGACAAAGAGGAAAGAGCCGTGATGATGGTTATCATCTTCGTCATGGTAGCATTGAGCTCCTCGTTCTCGCTCCCCAGTACCTGAGTGGCTGTGGTCCAAAGGCCCCATACGGAAGTCAAAGCTGACGTGGCGCTGGTAACTGCCTGTATGGTTTCAGTTCCTTTACCAACGTTGGATATAGCTGTATTGACCAGGTCCTCAGCTCCTTTCAGTTCACCAGCTCGTTCAATCATCTCCTTGAACGTCTCAGAACTTGTATCCCCGGACTGAGCCATCTGGATGAGTGTCTGGGTAAGGTCGGAGAGTTCCTGCTTGAGGTTCTCCGTTGCCTTCTCGTAGTTACCAACTGACCGGCGATAGTCCCCGAGTGCCTCCTCCTGAGCTTTGAGCTCCTCGGTGGTTTCTGCAATGCGCTTGCCGAGCTCGGCTTTACGAGCCGCGTCCTGCATTGAGTTGCCCAGCTCTGCAAACTCGGCATTGTCCAAAGACAGCTGGGTTCTAAGTTTTGCTAAACTTGCCTCCTGTTGGTTCTGGAGCTTAATGTTGTTCTGGATTTGCTTCTGGTACTTGTTCGCCTCGCTGTTGATTGCCTTGATCTGGTTGTCAAGCGCATAGTATTCTTGAGCATTCTCCTCAGTTACTTTGCCGAGAGCCTTCTGCTGGTCTCTCAACTCCTGGGACCGGAGTTTCAATTCGGCTAACGTCTTGAGGGCATCCTCAGCTGTTACACGGACGTTGTAAATTGTATTTTTCTGTTCTTCGGCCATATCACATTCGTATTAGGTCTACTTTGGGTATCTTTCCAGCTTGGAAGTTGTTTATTTTCGAAACGTAGAACCAGAACCCATGCTCTTCCAGCCATATCGGGTTGAACAAGTCCAGACTTTGAATGTCGACCGAGTCCAAAAGAATTTGGACCTGTAGGATCTTTGGACTTTTGAGTATATTGTTGATGAGCTTGCCGTAGTACTTAGGAACGTAGTAATTCAACTTTTTGAAATACGCCGTGTATAGTCGTATCTGGGTAGTGGTGTAGCCTACCTTCACCTTGGGCCGCATAAAGTCAGACTTATCTACGTGGACGACCATCGGCTTACTTAGAACATTGTACTCCCAAGTCGTCTCGGTCATTTCCCCGTTCTCCATCCGACCTCTATTGACGGTCCAGATAGGGTAGTTAGCAAGTGTATGATCCGTATTTGTAGTGACCGAATCATAGAGGCTTTGGTTGAGCCCTGCCAAGAACCCAATTTGGAACAGGAGTTTGGTGGGCTGGAGGTTGACGTCCGGGATGCTGAACTTGTACGAGTCAGTAACGTTGTTGTCCTTATTATCCTCAAACTTTATCTCGTTGGACTGGGCATAGCTGGACAATTGGAACGTAAGTTTGGTGTCCTTTCCTTTTATCAGCTTGTCAGACCAATTCTTCCCGGACGAACTTCGTCTGTTGTAAAACTCCTGAATAGAGTATGCTCTTGCTACCTTTGTGTCGGGATTAACGTCGACGGTTAGACCAAACAGCTGGACAAATGCTTTGACTATGTCCCCCAAGCTTTTGAATCCAGTAGAGGCCAGGAGGTCATAGGTTAGTCCGGGTTGGGGCTTATCCCCTGGTGAAGTTTCAGGCACAGGAGGAGCAGTAATGCTGACCGGAAATTTCAGGTTGAACGAACTGCTAGGGTTAGTGATTACGGCGAGAGTTCCAGACACCAGTATGTGCTCCCCTGCCTCCATCTGGATGTCGACCGAAGCGTTGCCAGAAGACCCCGATGACCAGGTCCTTGTCAACACTACAGCACTGGTTCCGTCGTTCTTGTAGTGGGTAACTTTGACTGACACACTACTCTTTTGGATGGCAGAAATATTGGACCACGAGAATCTAAACGTGATGGTCGTGTCCCATAGAGTCATCCAGCTGAATGTTCCAGATTCGGGGCCTATAGTCAAACGTCCGGCGACCGGGTCACTGAGAGTTACCCCGGGGGAGCCTGTCCATATCACCCCGGTCGGGGTGCCAATCGAGGGATTCTGGATCCAGCCAATTCCGGATGCTCTCGGAGCCTTGGGGTTGTCTGCCAAAACGGGGTAAGTGCAAGGCAAAAACATTTCGGTTCGGTCGGCGGAGTCCACGTCGGTCTCGAGACTGTAGCCTGCTCGATCGAAGATCCATGTCACCAAGTCATACCAGTTGAGGTGGGGGTAGAACTTGTCCAACTCATTGACTTGCCTGATTGCCTCCATGGCGAAAGGGGGGAAGTTCGGGTTCTTTTGTAGAGTTGCATACAGCCAAAAGTACAGGACTTTAGCCTTTCCGGAGCCGGAGAGGTATCGCTTAGCCTGTCCCATTGTGTCCGTGTACCACTTGAGGAGGAACATACCATCCCCAGGGTCCTTCGCGTCAGTGTTGTTTAGTGTGTCGAACAGGTCAACGGTTGCCCCGAGGATCTGGACCCCGATCGATGTATCTGATACGTCTACGACGTTCAATACTGCTCCAGCCGGGGATATGAGTGCTCCCTCATAGAATAGTTGGCAAGGAAACTTCATGTATGGCACACCCGAATCTGAGCCAACTTCAAAACTGAATTGGAATGCTTGCTCGTTATGGGTCGTCCTGGGCAGACTGATCCGCTGGGAGTACGAGGCATTCCTGTCTTTCAGCTCCGCCAGATTGTTGATCTGGTAATTCATCGCAGGAGCATCCAGCGGGAGGTCCAGGGACCAGACCTCGCCGTCAATGCCTTTCATGAGTAGTTCGTAGTTCATATTACCACTGAGTTTGTTCGTCGATAAGCTGGAACTCGTAGCTAACAGTGTTCCTGGGAGTCTTGGTGTCCCAAGTTAAGTCCGTGTCATCTACTAGGACTCGTTGCCATGCCCTGATTGAGAAGTTGTACCTTTGAACAAGAGGCGAGAGAGCAATTCCTTTGAGCAAGTTGAAGTCGTTCTCATCAAGCTGTTCTGCTCCTGCTTGGACTATGTTCTTAAACTCCGGAGCTAACTCGCCTCTCGTCTGTGAGGCATAGGGGCCTCTGGAATTCGCTAATACGTATTGGTCTCCCCGGTCAACCTCCTGCGTATACTTCTTGTGTTGCTCAAACATGTAAGTGTCCCATCCGCCTTTCTGGTTTATCCAGCGAATGTAGAATGGGTTGCAAGGTTTCTCCGTATCGATGAATATGATGTTCCATGCTTGAGAAGGGTCTGCTCCTCCAGAAAGACTGAGTTTTACGTAGTTTGCATCAGTACTAACCGTAGTCTCAAATTCGTACACAAGGGGGATGTTGAGTCGGGTAGAAATATCGAATTGTTTTTCGGCAACCTTATAAAGTTTAACCCGAACGTCGATCGATGTAGCGGTATTTAGTGACCCCAAAAACCCTCTCGGGAA